AATAATAGGAATTGAAACTGAGAATTCTGGAATTAACTATAGTAACAATAGTATAATAGATGCAGGAGCCCCTACGGAAAGTATTAATGGAAAATATTCAATTAAAGGCGGTGTCGTTACTATTACATTCCCCGCAGAGCATAATATAACAAAAGGGACATTATTGAATATTAAGTATACAGGAAATATATTAAGTCCGGTAGATAATACTTCACATAACGTAAAAGTTGTATCTGTACCAAATATCAGATCAATAAGATTTAAATATCCAGGATTTTAAAAATGGCATATAATTTATCAGTTAGTAGACCAGTATTGCCAGAAGGAGATTCTGTAAAATTTTCTTTAAATGTACCGGGTTTGCCACAGAATACTCTTGTACCTTTTACTATATCGGGCATAGGTATTAATTCTTTAGATTTTACTGCAACTTCGGGATTTTCTAAAATATCTGGATTGTCTGGAAATTTTCTTATACAAAACGATGAAGCTGAAATAATATTAAACTTAGTGAATGATTTACGAACAGAGGGTGGCGAAACTTTACTATTACGATTGACCGGACCAGGAAGAAGTGAATCTATAGGAATAACTATTACAGATACTTCAACGACTCCTGCCAATATTGCCGAATTTTATATTCGACCTGATAGGGAATCATTATATGAAGGTGAAATTGTTACATTTAATGTAACAGGAAAATATGTTCCCGTAGGCACAAGTGTCCCTTATACATTAGTTGGTATACAAAATGCGGACTTATATAATTTTCCAGTATCGGGAAATTTAATTTTTCAGGCAAATTCTACATATGATACTACGGCAAGTGTTGTATTACAATTACTTGAAGATAATGCATTAGAAGGTGATGAAAATATAGTAATGTTACTCAATCCCGATTTTCCATATTCTTTGGAAATTAACGGTACCGCATTAGTATATGATAGCTCTACAACTGCATCCAAAAAATTAAGGGTTAGTGCAGATCAATCTATGATAGTTGAAGGTGCAAATGTTACATTTACTGTTAATGGGGATAATATTCCTGCTGGTACTAATGTATTTTATAGAATAATACCTTGGACAAGTTGGGATAGTCCTAGCGAGCTGTTTCCAGCAACAAATTTAAATGAAAATGATTTTGTCGGTCTTACATCCTTTAATGGAATATTTCCGCCGTTATATGAGCCAACTGCAAATGCATTAAGTAATATTTCCTCAGTTACATTTACTACTGTAGATGATTTTATTTTTGAACCAACTGAGTATTTTTATTTAGGTGTATTTACCGACGATGGGCTATCTACAGGTTCGGGTATTGTTGGTATACGAGATTCCGGTAATACTTATCTAAAAAGTACAGAAACATTTTCGGGTAATTCTGTAGTTACATTTTTGGAGCCCGCGGTTTTAACTGCTAACATTGGCGGTATGTTTACTAAATTGGGAGGGTGGGAAGATGCATCTGGAGAATTATCTAACTATATGGTAATTCAAGGAAAAACCCCTTTTGCAACTGAAGAGTCGGGGGTATATTATCAACCATTTTCTTATGTTATCAGATCTTCTAGATCAATAGATGACTGGATGACATCTGTAAAAGATGTATTACACCCTGCAGGATTTGCTGTTTTTAGTGAAATAAATAATGAAACAGACCCCGAAAATTTAAATTATGCAGGTGTGAGTATTAATAATGATTCGGAAATTTTTACGTATTCTTCGTTAAATGTAGATAGTATCAAAGGCTCATTGAAGGCCAGTAACACCGAAATATTTAGTGTTTATACATCACCATTAACCGTAGATATTGTATCTCTGCAAACCAATCCGCAATAAATAAATAGATGTCTAATATAGTAACCAAACAATTAAAGATAAACAATTCTAAGAATTTCATAGATAATCTTTCGATATCTAGCGGCAATTCTTTGTATATGTTTTTAGCTAAACCTAATACGTGGCAGGGCGGCGACTCTGACGTACCTATACCAAAAGATAATCAGGAAACGATTACGGAAATTTGGGACGAAATGGTTAGCTTAAAGCGTATACTACCCGATAGTATAATCAACGTTGTTAGAAGAATAGACTGGAATTATGATACTGTATATGCCGAGTTTGATAATGCTGATGAAAATTTATTTGATAAATCTTTCTATATATTGAATAGCGAATTTAATGTATATAAGTGTATAAGTAACAATAATGACTCTAAATCTAAAATTGAGCCAACGGGTAGAAGTCGAGATATTGTAACACTATCAGATAACTATAGATGGAAATATCTATATAATATTTCTACAGGCAACAGGTTAAAGTTTCTAACAAATAATTGGATGCCAGTTTTAAAAGATGATGATGTTTCTGTTAATGCTAAAGGCGGGGCAATAGAACAAATTAAAATTATTAATGGTGGTTTAGATTATTCTACAACATCCACTATATCAATATCTGGCGATGGAGAAAATGCCGAGATTACCCCTAAATTAAGCTTGGGTGTTCTATATGATTTTTCATATACAAACATAGGAACAAACTATCGATATGCAACTGCAATCATTAATGATAGTACAGGTTCAGGTAAATATGCAAATATTAAGGCAATAGTGAGTCCTATTGATGGGCATGGTTATGATCCTGTTATTGAGTTAGGATCTCACTTTTTAATGATTAATGTTAAAACAGAATACAATGAAGGCTTTGGAGATTTCCCAGGCAAATTTTCTTTTAGAAGACTTGGTATAATTAAAAATCCAAAAGACTCATATAATAACATAGCTAATGCTTTAACACTAACAGCATTATCGGGAATTTATTTACGATCTGTAGTTGGAAATTTTGCACAAAATGAATTTATTGAGGGAACAACTAGTTTAGCAAATGCGTACGTGGTAACAACTAATGTGACTTCTGGCAATGGTTATATAAAATTTATTAGATCATTCGATTTAACTAGCAATTATAACAAGTTTGTCCCCGGAGAAATAGTATTAGGTAAAGCATCGGGAGCAACAGCAATAGTTTCAAATCTATTGTATCCTGAAATTTTGCCAAATAAAGGTGAAATATATTATATCGAAAATAAAAACCCAATAACAAGATCAGCTGATCAAACAGATAATTTACACCTTGTAATAGAATTTTAAGGAAAAAGAATGGCAATCGACACAAGCGTATCACCATATTTTGATGACTATACCGAAGATAAAAACTTTCACAAAGTTTTATTCAAACCCGGAGTCGCAGTTCAATCTAGAGAATTGAATCAGACTCAAACAATTCTACAAAATCAAATTAAACGTGTTGGGGATTATCTATTTACCGATGGACAAAAGGTAACGGGTACTAAGCCAAGCGTTAATTTAGATGCAAGAACTGTTAGATTGTTGGATCGAAATGCTTCGGGGAATACTATTGCAATATCTGATTTTTTAGGTAAATATGTCACCAGTGAAAATTCTAATATTGTTGGTTATGTAGAATTTGTATTTGAAAGAGACGATCCTAGTATTGGAGATCTTCCTTCTATTGTAATTAGTTTAAAAAAATTCAATACTACAGATAATGGCATTTTTGCTGAAAGAGATGTCTTATATTTTTACGATACTATTACTGAAGCACTAAACAGAATAACAACTACTTTAACTGCAGTTGTTGAAGCAGATGTTGTTAAAAATGCCACATCGACAACAACTCCTTTTTCTAAGTCAATTATTTTATCTAACCCAACAACTTTAATTGAAGTTGGTGACCAATTAGTTCATTCTAGAATTACAAAAACAGTTTATGTTACAGAAGTAAAAAGCTCACTTGAATTAATTGTAGATGTTGCACCGGGCGCAACTATAGATGAAGAGAATATTCAATATATTAAACGAGGAACTTGCCCAACTTCTATCGTCACCCAAGACGTTTCATATTTCTATAGAAATGGTTATTTGATTAGAAACAATCTACAAAAACTTGTACCAGATAAAAATACAGGCAGCCCTTCAAAGGTTATTGGTCTGTTTGTAAATGAACAAATTATCACTAGTTCCGATGACACATCTTTATTAGATCCTGCAATAGGAAGTTCCAATTACTTTGCTCCCGGCGCAGATAGATTAAAATTTGATTTGTCTATTGCAAGTTTTGATTTAAATGCAGATTTAAAGGCAGATACAACAGAAAATATTATTCCTTTGTTAACAATTAACAAAGGTGAGATTGAATATGTTACAGATACGGGAACTGAAAGTGAACTACGAAGAGAAATAGAACAAAGAACGTATGATGAGTCTGGAAATTATGTGGTTAATGAATTTATCATTACGCCCGTATCAACAACAGATCAGGATCCAAATCTTAAGATTAATGTGTCTGGCGGTAAAGCGTATGTTGGTGGTAGAGAAGTTACTACAATTTCAACCACAGAAATAAACATTCCTAGACCAATTAATACAGAAACAAAAACCGGGTATAATATTACAACCACCCAAGGTAATTACATGCGTATAAAGGATTTAAACTTTATAGGCGGCAGTAATATGATTATTCCAAAAGCGGATAATATTACCCAGGGTGAAATCTACCTTGAAATGCATAGCATAACTAATCCAACAACAAGCGCAACTAAGGTTGGTGAGGTAGTATTTAAAAATATTGAATATGATAGTTCTTTAGGTACCGGCACACAATTTAAACTTTTCTATCACAATTTTTCTACAGTACAAGATGCTCCTGCAACTTGGGAAGCATGGTCAGCTAAATACGGAATTAGTGTAGTAGATGGGCAATTTATTGCCGACACATTCTTTTCATCCCCCACAGCATCTACATTATTAGGAAATTATGGAGTTGCAAATACTCCATCCTATGCTTTATATAGAGAACCGGAAGTAGATGAAGTTGCATATTGGTATAGACAATGGGTGGCCGATGGAAGAGACATTGCAATAACTAAAAGAAAATTTGCTGAAAGTATTTTAAGTAATTCTTTATCAAGCGATTATACAAGATTAACTACAACTACAAAAGCATTTTCTCAAGTTTTAAACGGTAGTCCTTTTGCTGATGGTTTAATTAACGCAAAACAAGTTAAAAGTATTGTAGGTGTTGCTAACGCTAAAACAAGCCATCTAACATCTGCATCATATGGCCAACCATTTTTCTATGCCAATATTGCTGCCGCTGGATTAGATTCTAGAAATAATTTAACAATTATAGATCCGCGTTCTTCAGATGCTTTGGTGTTTAAAGTTGGTTCTAAAGAATTCATTAAATCTATAAAAAATATTAGAACAACGTATTCAAGAGTCCTTAGAAATGCCGTGTTCTCAAATGGCATATTTACAAAAACTTTACTATATCCAGAAACTTTTCCACAGGGAGATGGTGTAGTTGTTGCAAGTACCGCAAGAACAAACTTTATTATAAGTGTTAAATCTGGAGCAACTGCAAGTGTAGGTAACGGTGTTTTTAATTTTTCACAAGGTTCGGTAACAATATCATCTGATTCTAGTATAGCAACTATTAATTTAGGAGATAATACTTTTAATGGTGTTGCTGATATAGAATTTTTAGTACAATCTGATAATCTTACACCTAGAACAAAAACATTAGTAAAAGACGCTTATCAATTTGTTAATGTTACTAATGCAGAAATTGAATATAATTTAAAAATTTCAGATATTGCTAAACATCATGGAGTATATAAATTAATAGATAATAATAAGTTTAAAGGACGTTGGGTTTCTAACGTATCGTATGATTATAATGAAGTCGTTATTGATGATGGCTCTATATACAATGCTATTAGACCATCATCAAATGTAAGTGTATTGGAAACCAATAACTGGTCTAGATTACAAGTAGTATCTAATGATTTTATATTATCCGACGGTCAAAAGGATGGTTGGTATGACCATGGTTCTGTGAAATTTGTAGGTGCAACATCTCAAATTCCAGGAAACGTTCTTGTAGCTTATGATTATTTTACACATACAGGAGACGGACCATGTACTGCAGATTCTTATCCTGAAACTTATTATAGAGAAATTCCAACATATAAATCTGTTGTTGATTCTAAAGAATATAATTTAGTTGATTGTTTAGATTTTAGACCGAAAAGAATCAATGGCAGTGACTATTTAAATTTTGAGACATCAGTATTTCCTGTATCTTATGTAAATACAGATGCAGATGTTACATATTATCTAGCTAGAACAGATATACTTTATGTAAGTAAAGATAATATTAATTTTGACTCTCCATATAATAGATTGTATGTAGAAACTGGAGTAGATTCTAGCGGCATTGTTGCTCAAGATGATCCTATAGTTAAATCAAGATTAGCAATAGCAACATTACAAATACCTCCTTTTGCGGCAAGTGCATTTGAAATTGATATTGTATATCGAGACAATCAAAGATTCACTATGCAAGATATTGCAAAAATTGAAAGAACCACTATTGCATTGGATAAAGCAATTAGAGTTCAAGCTGTAGAAATTGCTAATTTAAAATCTATCATTGTTAACGATAATGGCGACACATTATTAAAGTCGGGTATTCTTGTAGAAAATTTTACAGATTTCAGTAAAGCGGATATAGAAAATCCAAATTATTCGATTGCAATTTCTACATCAGAGGGGGTTTGTGAACCACTATTTACAGCAAATAATGTAAATTTAGAAATTGTTTCTGCATCGAATTTTAATTTTGTAGATGATATTATAACCGCAAATTATACTGAAGAAGTTTTTATTAGTCAAGTTGAAGCAAATTCATTTATAAATCCAAATCCTGGCGGTATTGACGATCGTAGAGGAAGAGCATATATTAGTAAACGTAATACTTATTCTCTTAATTTATTAGAATGGGGTATTGTTGCAGCAGGTATTTATATTGCAGGCTCAGCTGCATGGGCAGGCATCGCAGGCGCAGGAACAGCTTCATTAATAGGTGGAGCGTCAATTTCAACTGCGGCCGCTTCTGCGTTTACTGGTGCGGTGGAAGCGCTGGCAAGCATAGGTAAAGTAGCTTCGGCCGCGTTTAGTGCAGTAGTTTCCGGCGTTACCGCTGTATATAATTATTTTGCGATTACTTTGAGCGCGCCGCCAGTTCTCGCAGTTGTTGCTGTAGTTGCAGTAGTATTAGCAGTAGCTGCAGTTTTAGAAAAACCTGTAAAAAGATTTGGTAAATGGCTAAAGAAAACATTCTCAGATATTAGAATGAAAAAGAATGTGAAATTTATTCGCAAAATTAAACCAGGATTAAATTTGTATAAATTTGAGTATAAGAAACCGTTTAAGAAATTAACAGGAGCAGGCTATGGAACATTCTATGGTTTAATGGCTCAAGAAGTTGAAAAATTATATCCAAAAGCTGTTATTACTGAGAACAACGGATATAAATCTATAAATTATTCATTAATAGGAATTTAAAAAAATGTTTAGCAACCCTTCGAAAAACTTGTATCGTTTTGCCAAAAAAGAAGTAGATAAAGCACTAAATCCTGTCACTCCTTCTTCCACTGCATCTACAGGAAAAACCCAAGCAGATACATTTTATGCTGGGTCAGAAATAATGGCCTTTGCAGTTGTGGAAATGCCTCCCAATACAAGAATATATGTTTATTGTAATGGTGTAAATATTACAGAATTTTGCGGACCGAGAACGTCTAGTGCGCAGATCGGGGATCCTATAGTAACAAATCAAACAGGAAGCGCCGCCGGTATATTATACATCCCAAGTGGCAATGAAAAATATAGATTTTTAGTAGGAGAAATAGTTTTATCATTCTCAGATAGTTCTACAGGTATAGAAAATTCTACATACTTAACAGAAACAATTTTATATAATCATGGATTAAATTTAGCCAATACCGAAGAAGGTGGAACAATTTCTCTTAGAAAAACTGAGAAAATAAGAACAAATCCTTTAGGCAATACTTTACAAGTTAATACCACTCAATTAAGATTAGATCCTCTTGCTCAAACTTTTGTTGTAGATGAAGTTAAATATCCATTGGGTATTTATTTAACAGGGATAACTTTATTCTTATATGAAAAAGATCCCGTTTATCCAATTGCGGTAGAATTGAGACAAATGGTTAATGGTACGCCGTCTACTACAGAATTTCTTTCAGGTAGTTTTGTTCTAAAAAATTCTGCAGACATTTCTGTATATGACCCGGTATCCCAGCAATCACCATCAACAACATTTACATTCACTCATCCAATCTTTTTAAAGCCTGGAGAATGGGCATTTTGTGTTATGACTAAGTCTGCAAGATATAGTTTATTAACAGCAAAAAATGGCGATGGCTTAACAGTTAAACAGCCTTTTGCAGGAAGATTATTTAAAGCTCAAAATACAGGTAATTGGGTAGGAGATGATAATGAAGACTTGACCTTTGTTCTTACAAAAGCAGTATTCGAAACAGGTAGTGTTACAATTAATGCAAAATCTCTTGCAATTCCAGATGGCGGTTTAGAATATAATAGGTTTAGATTATTATCTACAGCTGCAGAATTTGGAGACACTGCAGGAGTTTCTTATAAAATACAGACAACTGCCGCAGGCACAAGAGATAAGTCAGATATACAAGAAGTTAAACCTGGGCAAAATGCAGAATTAACAGGAAGACAGGTTGCAACAGAAGCAGGAGATGTAAACTTACAAATTGAAATTACATCTAAATCTAAAGATGTTTCGCCTATGTTGGATAACCAACTATTAGCTGCTCAAGTTTTTAAAACAAATATTACTGATTACACGCAAGCAATATCCGATAGCGAATTAAAACCTAGCAACGGTTCAGCTCAAGCAAGGTATATAAGTAAACCCGTAGCTCTTGCATCAGGATTTGATTCAACCGGTCTAGAAGTTAAAATAGACGTTGCTCGTCAGGTAGGAACAGACGTAGAAGTATTTTGTAGAGTATTAGCAAGAGATGATACTTCAGTATCCAACGGCATTAATGATAAGTATTGGATAAAAATGCCATTAGTTACACCTTCGGAAAAAACATTTTGCGGAACGGATGTAATTTATAATACAGAAACCTATAGATTATTAGAACCGAGATTGGGATATAAAGTTGCTGCATCTAGTGCAAAATATGAAACATTTGCATATTATCAGGTTAAGGTTGTGTTCTATTCAAACAATCCTTTATATCAACCAAGCTTGAAATCGTTATCTGCGATTTCTGTAATATAATGAACAACTATTACGTTCCGGTCGAGGGCGAACCTGGTTATGTAAAAGATGTTAGATCTTCTGCTTTATTAAATACAGATTTGGGTGCCTTGCAAGAATATAAACAAAAGAAGAAACATTCTAAACAAATTTTGTCAATGCAAGAAGAAATAAATATGTTAAGAGCTGAGATAGAACAAATTAAAAACCATCTTCAATTAAGTTAAGACTATGCCATCATCAAAAAATTTATCAAACGTAAATATCGGGACTTCTCCAAATAGTGGAGATGGTGATGTGTTACGAGACGCTTTCATTAAAGTTAATGATAACTTTAATGCCTTATATACAAATGGTCAATACATCGCACCTGGAGATGATTCAAAATTAAATCCTGGATATGCGTGGGCAAACGACAAAGATACAGGTATGTATCATTTGGGTTTAGGTAAAATAGGATTTTCATTAAACAATAAAGATTCACTTTTATTAGATGAAAATGGCTCTATTAAATGGTTCAATAAAGAATTATCCACACAAGACTATGTCACCGCACAGATAAACAGTTTTACAGGTAGTGTATCTGCAGCAAATATTGTTGTTACTACAGGCACCGGTAATACAACAGTAACTGTAAATGGTATTCCTGTAGTAGCCGCTTTACCTATAGCAGCTAATTATGAGGGTAGAATTGTATTCTATAACGGAGACGTTTGGACATATTCTAGTTATCCTGCGGGCAACGGGGCAGGATTGTTAGCAAATCCAGGGATTGCAAGACTTGCAGGATCTGATTCAAGATGGGTAAGATTTAGAGGTGACCAAGCTGTTACAATAGGTTCAGTTAGACCTGCAATTGCCGCAGAAGGAACTACATTCTATGAAACAGGTAATGCAATTATATACATGTATTTGTCTGGTCAATGGAGAACCTTATCTGGTTTAATTACATCCAATGCTCCTTCAGGATTAGATGTTTTATTAACACTTCCTTTAGTAGGAGATCCTAATAATTATTCCGGCAGAACAGTTGTTGTTGGGTCAACCGCTTATATTTTTATAAGCGGTGCATGGAAATCTTTGTCAGATTATGTTTCTGCATCAGGCACAGGCGCTGGCATTAGTTCAGGTGGCACATTACCAGCAAGTGCTAACGTAGGGGAATTATTTAGAAAAACAGGAACAAGTGCAGGCTTATATATTTACGATTCTGCTTGGCAAACAATACAACAATATTCCGGAAACGTAGGTACTGCTAGAATTAGAACAGTTTCATCCTTGCCTACAGATGTTACTTATTACAACGGTGGCGATCTGATAATTACAGGCAATGTAACTTATATTCTTAGAGCAGATAAGTCTTTGTGGGATATATTTTCTCCCGGTGCAAATACAACAGCAACAAGTATAGTTTTAAATTCTGCACAAGTAGGCACTAATGAATTAGCAAATTCATCTATCACATTAAATAAATTAATTGCAAATACTATTATAGGAACTACTTTAGTAAGTAATACTATTACTACAAGAGAATTAGCGGCAAGTTCTGTTACTGATGTAAAGATTGCAGCAAATAGTATTACTTCTTCCAAAATTCAAGCAGGCGTTATTACTGCCAGAGAAATTGCAGCAAATTCAATTCCAGGAAACAGAATTCAAGTTGGCTCTATAACTTCCAGAGAATTGTCAACAGGAGCAATTGCTGTATCTGCAATTAGCGCAACTGCTCTTTCTGATTTATCGCAAAATGCAGGAACAATTACATCCGGTGTTTTAAGATCAACTGACGGAAGAATGGTAATAGATTTAAATAGTAAATTTTTCAGAATAGAAATCTAAATGTCAAATGTTTTATGGGCAGGTAATATTGCAGGGGCACCTGTAGTATCAATTTTTAATAATCCTTCGGGATATGAGGGAAACGATTATCCCGTCTATAATAGATTTGATTCTTTAGATAGAATTTATTTAGATACAAGATTTAAATATTTGGATATTAAATGGACTTTAGATTTTTCCTATAAATTTGAAAGCGTTCCAAAAGGATCATCCGGTGAGTTATTAACAACTGTGGCTTATCATAATTTTGAATATCCACCTGCAGCAATTTTATTAGATACAGATACCAGAGAAATTATTTCAAATAATAACTATATTCAAACAGTAAATTTTACTTCTATTAGAACTGCATCGTTTATAATAGACTCTACGAAATTTTATATTAAAGAAAATTATGAAAATAAAAATGATTTGTTACCATCTTTAACTAGAAGATACACTATATTGGCATTTAGTCAATCAGCGCAGGTACCATAATGGCTAATGTATATTTACTAAATTTATCAGAAGACAGAGTGACGTTTGGGAATGTCTTTGATTCTTCAAAAACTTACATTGTAAAAGATCCGTTACAACCTGAGCTTGGAAATTTTGCTTTTACTAAAGTTTTAAAATCACTAGAACTAAGAATATTTCAAGAAACAGATCAGGGTATTTTATATAATGCATACATAGATATACCAAAAAGACAAGCATTGGCTCCGAAGCCTCCTATATCTGGCCCATTCATAGAAAATTATTCTATCAACGGCGAAATAAAAACTGACGATTTTATAAATTTAATTTTAGTAGATAAAGCTCCTACTAGAACAGGGTTTTTTCAATTTACAATTAATAATGTTTCCTTTCCAGGAATCGTTAGACAATTAAATACATATCCGCACTATGATTGGGAAAAGACAACAGGAGCATATTCATATACATTAAAATCCGATTCAATAGGATATGCTATTGAGATTAGTAAAAATATATTATATACCGCAACAGATAATTTAGATGGAACTTATACATACACACCGACACCTTTAAATTTATATTTGAGAGGGTTGGTTGGTGGAGAAATTATTACATCTGTCGCAACAACAGAAGATCCTAATTCATATTTTCAAAGTATACCCGGGGCAAATACAAAGATATCTGGTTCTTTTCCTGAAAGTATTTTTTATATTTCTCCAGAATATGCGCTAAGATATATTGCAAGTTATATAGATTTAATTACAGCATTTGGAACAAATTATACCAAAGGACAAGAACATTATGCTAAATATGGTGCAAGCCAAGGAAGAAGTATTTCGTTTAATCCTATTGCGTATTTGAACAAATATGCAGACTTAAGATCAATATATGGATATAATACATATAATGCTACGATACATTATATAACCACAGGATATTTTGAAGGTAGAACATTGGATGAATCGAGTAATTACAACCCATTAACTGGTGGTTTATACGATGGCAGAGTTAACTCTGCATTATCATCTAATACTATTATATGGCCAATAGGCTCTACATTTAAAAATAGCGGAAAAAGTTTGACATACAAATATAATAGTATCAATTATTATGTCAATAGTTCTATAGATTTTGTTAGTAATGTAGTATATCTTAAGGTGCAATAATGGGTATATCTTTAAATCAAAATAATGCTTTTACTATAACCGATGCTTATGGCAATATTAAATTTTCTTTAGATAAAAGATTCTCCCACATTATTCATGAATTTTCTGGCACAGTTAGCGTACCTAAAATTTATGCACCTGATGTAAATTATTCAACTACTGTAATAGACAGAGCCGATACGGTAATAACACTTTCAAATACTTACATATCTTCTGCTCTTGAGGATAGTTTTATTTTGCCATTTTTTAAAATCACTGGCGGTGTTTCGGATACAGATAATAAAATTGTAAGCGGAGCAGGCTCTACTATTGTTCGAAAAATATATCAACCGACTACTAGAGAATTTCTTGGAAGTTCGATTGTGGATATTATTCAAGAAGATGGTTTATTAAAAATGATATGTAATCAACAATTAGATAAAACTGGTTCTCTTAATGTGGATGGAGATGTTGAAGTTTCTATATCATATAAAATATACTATGGAAGATTTAACTAATAAATAACAGATAATAATCGGAAATAAAATGGCAGATCAAATTTTACTTGTAGATTTAGTAGCAGCTAATAGAGAAACTACTGGCACCGGTACAGATGGTGCAACTGGAGCTACGGGCCCTCAAGGCAACCCCGGAGATCCCGGCGGCGCAACTGGTGCTACGGGAGTTGGTGCAACTGGTGCTACAGGTCCAACAGGAGCAACTGGTGCTACAGGAGTAGGTGCAACTGGTGCTACGGGCGTTAAAGGAACTACTGGAGCTACAGGAGCTACAGGACTAACAGGCGCAACAGGAAGTCCTGGCGGTGCAACTGGTGCCACAGGCGCTGCTGGAAGTAATGGTTCTGATGGTGCAACTGGTGCTACAGGTTTTGGTGCAACAGGCGCAACTGGCACACAAGGTGCCACCGGTGCAGGCGCAACAGGTGCAACAGGACTTCAAGGTATAACAGGCGCAACTGGGTTAACAGGAAATGTTGGCGCAACAGGTGTTTTTTCACTTTTGGCAAATTCTGATATAATTACAGTAGTTACTCCGTTACTAACAACAGGCAATGTAAGTATTTTAGCCAATACTACAGGTACAGTAAATATTGGGTATTTAGGAATACCTCAAAATTTACAGAATACTAGTTATACCTTATCTTTATTGGATCAAGGTAAACACATTCTTAGTCAAACCACTGCTCTACAAAGTATATTAATACCAACAAATGCCAACGTAGCATTTCCTATAGGAACAGCTGTTAGTATTGTTTTACAGGGCATAGGTAATATTAAAGTATTAAATCCTGGCGTAACATTATATCTTGCAGGCACTGCAGGACTAAGAGCCAATGCAAATATTTCATCTTGGGGATTCGCCTCATTATTAAAAACAGATACTAATGCATGGTGGATTAGTGGTTCTGGAGTAAGTTGATGGGTGGTATATTACACATAACTAGATCAGCTACTTCTAGTAACTATACTAGAGGCACTGCAACCGGTTTAAGTGGTTTTTCATATGGGGCAAATGTAGCTTCTTTTGGCGGGTATTATGCTGGAGCAATACAATGGCCAGATGGTAGTGTTTATGATTTAGTAATACCTCCAAAAAATACTTGGCCAACAGATCCCGCATTTAGTCAAACAACGTTTCCAGGATTAACAAAATGGAGTAACACTTCTACAGCTTTAAATTGTACTGACGAGCAGGTAAGATTATTTAGTTATGACGGAAAGGCAGCAACAAACGCTTGGGCAACTGCAGGCTTCATTGGAGCTACAGATATACAAAATAAAACTATCAACGGATTTAATGATTGGTATGTCCCCAGTGTAACTGAACTATATGAGATTTATCGTAATTTAAAACCTACTGCTAATTTAAATTCAACTGCTAATATTGTGGGCAGACATAGTTCATATGCCGCGGCGTATACGGGCATATATCAAGATGGAGTACAACCAAGAGCAGTTGGCAATATAACGTTTGTTGGAACTAGTACAAATCCTGCACAAACTACAGCTATTGATTTTATCTATCCTACAGGATCAGAAGCACTTGTTTGGTCAGGACCCTCAGGAGAAATATGGGCGTCTACCCCATCTAAAGATTTACAATCTGATTCTACAGATAATCAATTTAATACATGGTCATTGACTACTATACAAGTTTCTGCAGGTTTTATATCGCCCGGCGCGTGGAATTCAGATGCTAAAACAAATCTCAATTTTAGAGTTCCTGTTCGAAGAATTTTAAGAACTTAAAAAAAATGTCAACTACAAAAAATCTAACAATAAACCAAGGTTCAATATTTTATGCTAATCTCCAATATTTGGATAATAGCAAAAATCCTATTTCTCTGGCAGGGTATACATTGGCAAGTCAAATAAGAAAATCTTATTACTCTGCAAATGCTGCAAGTTTTAGTACATCAGTAATAGATGCCGCAAATGGACAATTTCAATTATCATTTACATCTACACAAACGGGATTAATTAAACCAGGTAGATATGTATATGATGTAGAAGCAACTGCAGGATCTAGTACTGTTAGAATTTTTGAAGGCGAAGTCACTATTACTCCAGGTGTTACTGGAAATACATATGGTACAATTTTTGTATCAACTGAAGCTATCAGAGGACTTACTGGTAATACAGGACCTCAAGGTCCTCAAGGAAATGTTGGAGTAGCAAGTAATGTTTTAGTGAATGGCAATTCTATAGTCTTTTTAAATAATGCAGGTATTTTAACATTACCTGAACACGGTAAAATTATTTTTAATACAAATAACCCCGAACAATACATTGAAGGTACTATGGGTTTTCATATTTATGCGTCAGATTCTGTTAGCATAGATGCAGGTTCCAATACTTGGGGATTTAGTAACAATGGAGAATTAACTTTACCTAGTGGTGGTTATATTGGTACTGCATATAGTGATTCTAACTCAGTTTGGTTTGTGCCCCCTACATCCGGTGTTGGCGGTCTTGCAAGTGCAGACGGACAACAATATATACAAATATCTAATAATCAAGGTATATACATTGGAACCGGCTACGGGGTATCAACGAAAGAATGGCAATTTGGTAGAGATGGCGTACTAACATTTCCAAATAATTCTAAACAGACAGCCGCCGCTTTACCATTAGCAAATCTCAAAGTAATAGTTGCGAGCAGTAATTCTTGGGAAGAATTTCAAGCCAATATTGCTGCACTATAAATATACAAAAGGATAATATATGGCATCGGTTACATCCAGAGAAGAACTAAGAGATTACTGCCTTCGTAGACTAGGTGCTCCTGTCATTGAAATAAATGTGGATGACGATCAGGTTGAAGATCGCATAGATGATGCTTTTCAATTTTACAGAGAGTATCATTTTGACGCAGTAGAAAAAGTATATCTAAAACACCAAATTACTGCACAAGATTTAGCAAATCAATATATTCCTGTACCCGATGCTGTTGTAGGCGTTGAAAGAATACTACCCTTTACTAATAGATCAGATGGTACTAATATCTTTAGTATTAGATATCAAATTCTTATAAACGACTTATATAGTTTGATGTCGACTAATTTGATTTACTATTACCAAGTCAAACAAGAATTGGAACTAATTAATCAGGTGTTGGTCGGGATTAAACCTATTCGATTCAACCGACACATGAATCGTCTTTATATTGACCAAAGCTGGCCTGATGATGTTCCTGAGGGATCTTTTATTATTGTGGAATGCTGGAGAATATTAGACCCAGATACATATAGAGACGTATATAATGATATGTTTCTAAAACGTTACTGTACTGCATTGATTAAAAGACAATGGGGTGAGAACTTGAAGAAGTTTCAAGGAGTTCAATTGCCCGGAGGAGTAACAATTAATGCAGATCAGATATATCAAGATGCATTAGAAGAAATTAAACAAATTGAAGCAGAAATGCAATCACGATTTGAATTACCCGTTGACTTTTTTACAGGATAATTAAGCTTTTTATTAACCGGGGTACATAGATGATGATAACACCTGGTCAATAGAAAGTCAATACTAAAATGGTAACAGTTAACCAATATTTTCAATCCGGTCGAAGCATCGGTAGATCCTCTGAGCAGAACATCTACGAAGATCTGATCATTGAGTCTATGAAGATTTACGGAATGGAAGTATATTACTTGCCACGCAAGCCTAACAATTTGGATCATATTTTAACAGAAGATCCTTTAAATACTTTTGAACATGCCTATCCAATAGAAATGTATTTGGAAAACACAATGGGATTTGCGGGAGACGGTGAGTTAATGTCCAAATTTGGTTTGGAGATTAGAGACACTGCTAATTTTATTGTTTCTAGAAAACGTTGGAATCAGGTTGCTGGTTCTACAGGAAATACTATTTTGGAAAGACCGGCAGAGGGCGACATAATTTATTTCCCAATGTCTAGGTCATTTTTTGAAATACGTAAGGTTGAGGGTCAAGATCCTTTCTTTCAGGTAGGAAAACTATACGTATTCAAAATGATGTGTGAATTATATCAATTTGCTAATGAAAGATTTATCACAGGCATTGCAGAAATTGACAATATTACTACAGGAACTAATCTTGAAGTTAATGACTATGAATTAGTTCAAGAAAATGGAGATACTTTATTGTTTGAAACAAATGCCCTAACTCCTATAGTACAGGAAAGTTATAATCTGCAGGATGAGAATCATTCTCAAATAGGTGCTGACAATAATGACTTTACAGATCAAGTAAGTGAAGTATTGGATTTCTCTGAGAGAAATCCTTTTGGTGAGGTATTTCAATAATGTTAGACCAAAGATTTTACTGGGGAACCATTAGAAAAGCTATTGTGGCTTTTGGTACCATGTTTAGTAACATGACTATTGAGCGAAAAGATTCTGCAGGCAATAGTGTGCAGATACAAAAAGTTCCTTTGTCTTATTCTCCTAAACAAAAATTCTTAGCAAAAATTAGGCAACAGCCAAATGTAGATGCAACTAATTTTCAAGTGATATTGCCTCGTATGGGGTTTGAGATGATAGCGCTTGATTATGATCCTAACAGAAAAATTAGCCCGCTACAACAAAATAGAGCAATCAATAGTTCTACATCTGCAAATGCTCAGTATGCCCCTAGCCCGTATAATATTAATTTATTGCTTTACATCTATGCAAAGAATCAAGATGATGGTTTACAGATTATAGAACAGATATTACCATATTTCAATCCTGATTATAACCTTACACTAAAGGCTATTCCTGAATTAGATATTAAAAATGACCTTCCTATCATATTAAACTCTATTGGGTTTGAAGATGATTATGAGGGAGATATGACAACAAGAAGAGCAATTATTTGGACATTAAGTTTTTTAGTAAAACTTAATTTTTATGGTCCAGTTAATAGGCAAGGTATTATTAGTAAAGTTATTGCTAACACATTTAACGATCAAGCGTTAACCGTTCAGCAACAAAAAATAACAGTTGATGGCACAAACAATACTGCAAATGCTGTACTTTCAGGTAACGTGAGCTACATTGATTCCTTTGAAGATTTCTAATTATGAAAAATATGGAAAAATTGGATGATCTATTTAATATAGATCCTATGACTGTAGACCAAACTACAGGCGAAATTCTAGCCATTTCTGACGCAGTTAATAAAACTAAAGAAATGGATCAAGAAGACGACTATCAGTTAGCTCGTCAAACTATGAGAAAACTTTTAGTCAAAGGTGAAAGCACTTTAGATGAGTTAATAGCATTATCTAAAAATTCTGAGCATCCTAGAACATATGAAGTTGCTGGGCAGTTTATGAAAACTATGTCTGACGTATCAAAGGATTTGTTAGGTTTACAAAAACAAGTTAAAGAGTTAAAGGCAGATGATCCTGTAAAAATTGGCACACAAAATAATGTAGTGTTTAATGGTACAACTGCTGAGCTTTTCAAAATGCTCAAAGCTGGACCTGTAGAGGATGGAAAAATAATTGAGCAATAAACAAATATCATATAACGGTAATCCTAATCTAAAACAGATTGGCACGCCTGTATCTTATACTTTAGAGCAGATGCGAGAAATACAGAAATGTATTCTTGACCCTATCTATTTTATTGAGACATATTGTCAAATTGTTT